TATACTTGAGACAGTTCCTAAAAATAATGCAGGATTCGAATCAACTCTAAATTCTTCTACGTCTAGAGGAACTTCAACCTTGACATTTTTATTACGAATCAATATCCAATTTCCGGGTGTCGGATGCCCGTCTGTTCCGGCAAATAAATGTGCAGCAAAGTCAAAGTTCATTGTTAGATTTATTGTAGCACTTTCATATGGTGCTTCTGAACTATGTGATATATCAACTGCTGTGACATATTTTTGTAGTGGAATAGGAACAGGCGCTAAATAAGTATGGTAATTTATTATAAAGTTATCACCATAATTATCAGGATTTTTATTGTCTGAATATGACTCTAAGTCTGAAAAATCTACAACTAAATGTTTGTAAATTCTACCTAGCCATCCATAATCACCTTCTTCAATAGAGTCGAATGCATTTATTGTGCTAGAGTTTGATGGTTTTTCATAGTTAGGTGCAGGACCAATATCTGGAATTTGTGGTGTTCCCGCTGATATTCTTTGTGCAGGTAGTGTAATAAATTGACCATCTTCACTTGGATGCCTTTGTGGACCCGCCCCTTTAAGACGTGGGTCAATAACTATAGGACTAGTAAAGTCAGGACTGTCAAATAATTTTACTAAACCACTCTTATTAAATTTTGGCATTACTTAATCCTTTTTAATTATCTGTTTACGCCATAGCTTTGACCAGAACTTGTCCTAGGACGAGTGGCTCGAGCCCTGTCACGTGCTTGTTGTTTTGGATTTGTCGGAGGAGCTGGTGTTGCCTGAACGGGTGGTGTCGGAGATTTTTGTGACATTGTATTCTCAATTGCATCCTTAATATCCTTTTGTGTTGCTCCACCTGTTACTGTGTCTGCAAATTTAGCAAATTCTGCATTAAATGCAGCAGCAATTTTAGAGCTAAATTTATTTACCATAATATCTTCTAATGAGGCTTTTGCTGCCTGGGCTCCGCCTCTTGCTTTAACAGCATCACCAAATTCTTTTGTCCCTAACGGGCCACCTGTAGCATCACCTGTCATTGCAGATATAGCATCAGGACTTAAACCTGCTTCCATTCCTGCCATTCTTGCTGTCTCAACACCGAATTGTCCCATTAAGCGTCTTTGTGTAGATGCATCTGCTGAATACATAAGTTTATATGCTTCAAATGTATTGCCTCCAGTTTCTTGCAATGCTGAAGACATCATCAATTCGTTAAATAATCCACCACCACCGATAGCTTTTCCGAATGACCTTGCAGCACCTTGTCCAACACCTCTCATTTCTTGTGCTCTAGCAAAACCCATTGTGCCTTGGAATGATTCAAGTCCCATGTTTCTGCCTGAAGAAATAAATGCCTCTGTTCCACGTCTAAATGATTCGTTAGGACTAAAACCTGATTCTAATGCACCACGATAAAACCCAAGAGAAGTAGAAGCATATTCAGATGCACCTGCACCTGTTAAACCTAAAGCGTTTGCTTGTTCTAATATAGTATTACTTCCAAGTCCTAAACCTCTTAGACCTCCGCCTTCTCTAAATCCTCCTCTTACAGACCCGATAACACCAGGAGCTATTCCACTTTGCATCATTGCAACAACACTATTTACATCATTTAAATTTCCTCTTACGCCTGAAGCACTAATTATTGATGATTCAAGTCCTGCTGCACCTGTCCTTGTCAAACCTAGGCCAGACATATATGTGCCCAAACCAGTTTGATTTCTAGCAGATATTCCGCCTCCCCTTAAAGAAGATAATTGTAAGTTTGCTGACTCACGTGAAGCTGCGGCGTCTGTAAATTGTTGGTTTAATGAAATTGCTGCAGCCGCTCGACCAAAACGAACTCTATCAGCGTTTTGTGTTTCATCTAAACGACCAATACCAGATTGTATAAGACCCCCAAGTCCTGTTGCACCTGCTCTTCGAACTTCAAAATTTCTGAAAGCTGTTAGCTCATCTTTATAAATTTCTTGTGGGTCTGTTAGTCCTGATTTCCTACCTTCATTGGCACCAAAATAACTTCCAAGTCCTGCACCCACAGACGCTGCTGCAAAAAGCGATGCACCACCTGTAAAAGGAGTAAGTGCCATAGCACCTGCAAATAATAATCCGCCTGCGACTGCACCTCCTAGACCATATTTTGTGCTTCTTTCTTGAGCTGCTTGTTGCCTAAAGAATTGTCCGACACCTCTTTGTTGTTCGAAATAACTCTGCTCAGCAAACTGTCGATTAAAACCTGCCATTGAATAATCAGCAATACCTCTCCCTACGGTATTAAGCGCACTAAATGCTGCCATTCCACTAAAAACTCCGGGTCCTCCAGGTTGGTTTGGAGACCCAGGCATGTTTGGTCTTCTTGGAATTCCAGGAGACACAGGAGCGCCAGGAGCACCAGGAGCTCCGCCAGTTATTGAAGCTAATTTATCAGCTGCAGAACTAATCTTATCAGCTGCACTAGAAAGTTTATTTGCTGCACTAGTTAGAGCATTACCTGCATTTCCTAATCCACCACCACTCATGCCACCCATCATAGGTTGTAACATAGATGCTGCTTGTGCTGCACCAGGTGTTAAAGAAAATGGGTTACCGTTTTGTGAGCCTTGTCCCATTGAAAAAGGTGACCCACTAAATTGATTGTTTCTACTAAAATCAGGCAACTTCAACCCAGAAGGCATAGAAAAGTCCATACCTGGGCTATTCCCGTATGTTGGTAATTCAAGAGCCATAATTATTTGCCTTTCTCATTGTAAGATGAAAGTATGTCTTTTACGCTGTCTTTTTCACCAGACTCAAACATTTTTTCGAGTTCTAGTATGAATGGGTCTTCAATTTTTGATATGGGTGCTAAATCTTCGCGGGCTTTTGATTTAGAAGTTGCTTTAACATTGTTTTTAATTTGTCTTTGTTTTACTTCTGTTTTTATTTGTTTGTCTCTTAACAGTATATTAAACTGGTCATCGTCAAGTTTTAACAGAGCCATCTCTATGTTCTCCCAACAATTTATTTCGTCAATATCATTGATTGGCAATGGAGAATTTTCCAAAGATAATTTAATTAAGCTGAAAGCGGGGTTTGCTCTCAATTGATTGATTCTCGCCAGAGTTGTATCGAAAAAACCTGCTCTCGTGGTCGAGCAGTTTCCCTCCTATACTATAACAAAGTTCAATGTCTTCGCCTATTTTATTTAATACCCATTCAGCCGGCTCAACAAGTTGGCATACAGCCCTTGCAATACAAATATAACGATTACGTGTTTCAATAGGTAAATTATCAAACACCATTCCGTCACTCAATTCAGCAAGAACTCTGTCATATTTGCGCCTAGCATCATAATCCATAACCTTTGAGTGCAATTGAACTTTCTTTTCATTATCAGAATCATCAATATACGTTAAAGTAAATGTTTCAACTCTTTTTGCAAAATTAGGTTTTTTAACTTCTTCTTCTTTTTTACCTAATTCTACAGGAGCAACATCTTTTTCTTCCACAGGTGCATTGACCTTTTTTTGCAAAGCTACTAAGTCCATATACAATTCTCCTTTTTAGTAATATAAACTATATGTTTAATTATATACGTAAATTCAATTTTATAATAAATGAGTCACTTTTTTTTATTTTAATTATAAAAACATACATAATTACATGTTTTGTAAGTTGCCAAACTTCAAATAATTATTAAAATAAAAGCCACTATATGAAGTGGCTTAGAAATAACTACAGTTAAATTTTGTTGTTAAATACAATTAAACATATATAAAAAAACAAAAGTATGACAGGTTTTTATTCTGCCATATCAATTTATTAAGCTTCGTTATTATATCTGATGAGGTGTGTTCCTTCAATTGAGCATTGGATACCCATGAGACTTCCTCTGTCAACTACGATATTGTGTGAAGCAATTCTACAACCATACATTTCATACATAAGCGCATCATCACCGACGCCAGGAGTCGTATCATAAATTGCTAGTGTAAATGGTAGGCGGAGTAGAGCATCGTCTGTTCTTGTTTGTTCATCTTGGAATGAGTCTGCCGAAGTATTTAACATACGACCTTCATCAATTTCATTTGCAGAGAGACCTTCAAAGATAGAGCCATCTGAAGGTGGGAATACACGGAGCATATTTACAACTGCAGAGACGCTTCTTCCAATTGGTGTTATTTCTCGGGTGTCAATAAAGCCTAAGCTATCAACACGTCCGTTAAAGGTCGTTTCTGTAATTGAGATACCTGTGCAATATCCAACTACTGAGCCTTCAACTTTAATTAGTGCCTTAGCACCTGATATTACATTGACTGCCATTTTCTATTCCTCTCTTTCTTTAAAGTTCACTTACGATATTGGCTGTAGCTTTGATGAAGTTTTGTGGGTCTGTGAGTGCAACGTCATAATTGATAAACGCTGTGTCACCTGAAACAACAACTTCAACATTCTTAAAGCCTAAAATGATTGCTTGCTCTCTATGGATGGATAATCTTTGTTGAGTAAGCAATTTGAGTCTATCTTTTGTTGCTGATGTAATAGACCTGCCTAATTCTGATGTTAGGAAGCTTCTTAGGTCTCTAACACTTGCATCAATTGACTCTCTAACAGATACTTCACAATTAAATAGCTCGTTGTCTTTAAGATATGATGTAATACTTCTTACAACAACCAAAGAATTGTTGTTATTTAACGAAAGTCCTACGATACCTTTGCGAACTAATTTGTGTTTAGCAGCATCTGCATCACGATTCCAATTCTCTTGTGTTTCAACAACCAAAGAGTTTTGGTTAGGAGCAGTTAGAGATAGGGCTTGGCCTGCTTTAACACTACCTTGCATACATGCTAGAAGTAGTGCAGTTTCAAAACAAGTTCCTTCAGCTCTATTTCCCTTAAAGTCAATATATGTAAGTGACTGTCCAACAACAGAGAGGCGTTTATCATTTAATGGCAAGACATATGTTCCGTTGATAGAATCAATTGATAGATTTTCTGCAGCAGGGACCCAACCGTTTCTTTCTTTTTGGCTGAGTTCACTTTCATTTAGATAATTCTTGAATTGAAGATGAACTGCTGGTGTTGTGCTTTCTATTACACATGTTGTAAAGTCTTTAGAGATAATTGCACTGTCATCAAAAATTCCTGAATAATCTGTTGATGTTGATGCAGACTCTGTGCCGCCAGAAAGACGACTTCTAATTGTATCATCAGTATCACCTTCTAACAAACGATATCGATCATCTGCATATGAGATTTCAACAGGAAGTGATGTTTCATTTGCAATCATTTCTTCTAAAGCTCTAGCATGTGCATGGAATGCTACAGTTACAGGAGTGTTTACAGCAACATCATCATCAAATTCAAATACACCTTCATCAAGTTGGCGTGGGAAGACTGAATAATTTTGTATAGTTACTGCAAAGCGTTGGTCGATATTTTCGATAGTTGTTTTAAGGTCATCTAGGTTCTGTAATTCATCTAGAATAATAGTCTCGTTCAAACCATCGTCTGTTACAATTGTAAAGTTGCCATCTGCAATAGTAATAGTTGCATTTTGGTCTGCTGCATTGTCATCTGTATAAGTGATTGAAAGAATATTAGGATAACCTGCTTCACGAACAATAGGCTCGCTGCTAACTGCAGGTGCAAACATTGTAAGTCTATAGTAACCTAAATCTTCATCGTTAGCAGCAAGATTTATGCTGTCACCTGAAGGTGTAGTTGATGGGGTTGATAAATTGTATGATACGTTATTCCCACCACGCCCCCAAAAACGTGATTTGAATGTTGCTGTAGTTGTTGCGCTTAAGTCAACACCATTTGCATCATCATCACCGAGTCTATCATCTTCGGCTTGTGTTACAGGTTGTACGTTGATAAACGATAGAGCATTTGCTTGTCCATCAACAGATAAAGATTGCTTCCAGAATTTTTCGATGTTTCTAAGCTTGGCAACCTTTGGGTAAAGGTCTTCAAGAGTTGCGCTTCCACCTTGAGTAAATGTATAAACTTTACCCTTTTCAAGCTGCGGGAAATCACCGAATACTGCGAGAGATTTACCCAAAGGTGGAGGTGCAACTAGCTCATTTTTAACATCGACAATTACACTTGGAGCATAGTATTGTCGTCCTTTTAACGAAATGAAGCTTGGCATATTTAATTCTCCTTAAAGGTCTGTGTTATTTATTATTGTTGGAACTAATTCCCAGTTTGATGCAGTTTCATCAATGTTTATTGGCTTAGCAGTTATTTGACGTTGTGCATTATATTTGATTAAACGTTTATACACAGCAACATCCTTTCCGACTAAACCATCTTCAGGTTCCATGTCCGAAGATTTAACAAACTCTATATTTATATATCCGACTCGAAAGAAGTCTTTCTTAAAAAGTAACATTGAAGTTTGAATTATTCTATGCAATACACGTAAAATGTCAATGTCGGATGAATATACATTTATTGAGCATTGTTGATTTATAAAAGTAATATTTTCCAGAGCATATCCTCTATTACCTAAAACTTGATTATCTGTATCATCTGAGAATTCTTCTACAGTAAGTGTTATTAAAGGAAATGACTCGACTTTTTTCTGAAATCCAACATTAAAAGTTACATTTACATCTGCTAACTTATTAAATAGTTTAAGGGCATATGCTTCTGAAACATCGTTAAATATACTTAAAAAGTCTGCTTGGTTCTCTTTGTAGTATTTAACACCATTACTTATGGTATGTAAAACGTGAAAATCAATCAATTTGCTACCTCCAATTTACATTCTGTTTGAACCATCATTGGAGAAAAAACCTCTGTGTTGTTTGTTCTGAGGAATGTGTCTCTAAACGTATGTGGATGTCCTATTACGACATATGAAGGATTAGTATAATACGATATAGACAGTTTTGTTCCTGCTAATGGCCTATTTGCTGCATTTAAAAATGTTAAAGTTCCATCTGGATTTATTTGTAAATCACTTTGTGGTATTTCTTCATCAATTCCTAAGCCATCTGAATTTGTTTTTTGAACATATAAAACGCCTACGTTTGTGCTTCCACTGTCAAGTAATAATGACCTAACAATTATTGGGCGAGATAATTCAACAGTATCAGCAACAGGCATTGTTATTGTCTCGCTCCAAACTATTACACTATCCTTAAATATAAAACGGTCACCGTGAGAAGGTAAATGTTCTGGCTCCAAAGTAATCTTTATTTCAGACTTATGGAATACTCCGTGTTTGTCAATTGTCTTCTCACCATTTGCATTAAAAACTATAGCTTGTATCTCTTGTTTGCTATGTCTAACAAAACCTTTACCTAAACAAACAGGACAAGATACATTATTGCCACTGCTATCTGCATCAATATCAGAAACGTTGCTTAAGTCTAAACCAAAATCAATAGACGATTTATTAGAACAAGGGCAAGGTAATGTCATTTCCCAATCAAGTCTCATTCCTTTTTGCTTGACAAGTCTTCTAAACTCATCAATCTTGAAATCGACTCTTGCCTTTGTTAGGTTTTGCTGGGGTGTAGTCAATAACATATTTAATTACCTTAGAAAGATGCGAAGCTTGGCATCTTGTATTTGTTTCTTAAAGAACTCAATGTGTATTTTAATTGGTCCTTGTATGATATTATTCGAGCACCATAACCTGCAGAAGTTGCTGAAGCTGTTGAAGCAATACTTTGTGATAAACCATCTATTGAAATATTTTGTTGTGCAATACCTGCACCTAATAATAAATCACCTGCTGTATCTAATGGAAGCATTGCTGCAATATAGTTTATAGCTTTAACTAATGCTGATGGCATTGTATGAATCTTAATTGTTATTTTAACATCAAATGCTAAACTTGAGTCTATAGACACCTGAAAATCTTCATTTGAAACATTGAATGATTTTACCGTAACTCCTGTTACAGTATCTCCTGTGTCATTATTTACTATCTCAAACTTAAAATTAGGTTTATCAACTAAAACTTCATCAAATGTCAATAAAGAAGATTCTGTGTCACCTGATGTAATAACTACTTCTTTTTCAATAAAATTAAAACCGCTTGTATAATCAAACTTAAAGTATGCAGGAACTCTTTCATGATACGTAAAATTTGATATTGGATCAATTAGCAAAGGTATTGCATTGTTAAAATTGAATGTGCCTAAAGTAGCAGATGTTGGTATTAAAGAAACTGATGAACCATTTTCTGATGTAATATTTATCCATTCATCTGGTATGGAAGTCTCAGGATAATTACCGTAACTAATTGATAATTTATCAACTGTTTTAAGCGGCCTTCTGTCTAACATCATAGACCACCAGGCTCTCCTGTTTTGTGATATTGCATCATGTCTTTCACCACGCGTTTTATATGGTGTAATGCTAATACCAAGTTCTGTCTCGATTGTAGAAATGGCTTGGTCGATAGCGTCATCAAACAACTCATCAGGATATGCATCACCATTGTCATCAGTTAAATTTATACCGACAAGTAATGTATTCTTAAGAGTTTCTGCGTTTAAGACGTCTTTAATATCGTATGCCATAATTACTCCTATGTGTTTAATTGCTTAATAGACGAATCGAACGTCTAACCTCCGGGTTACAAAGCCGGTGCTCTACCAGTTGAGCTAATCAAGCTTAAAAAAAAACATGCCTAGGAAAAAAGGAGAGAAAACCTACGACATGCCAAAAACATATGTTTTTAAGAACTAGCTTTAATGACAGTTAAATAATATTTCTCTCCATATAAAAACATATTAAAAACTGTCCAAGGTTTAACAGAAGTTAAATTCTGTTATCCTAAATTAGCGTGCAACGTTACGGAGAACGTAGTTCTTGCCAGGGACCTTAACTACAGGTGATCCGAAGAGCATGAGGAGGAACTGTTTAGCAGCACCTGTCTCTGCGAGAGGACGGCGGAGGAAGTCAAGGAGGCGTGCGAATTCACAAACCTGTTGATCCATAGAAGCGACGAGGACACGACCACAGTCTAGGCGCTCAACACCTTGATCAACGAATGCTGCAGCACGAACTTCTGAAGGAAGGAAGTCACCGATGTGCTTAGCATCGCGGATAGACTCAGCGTCTGTACGAGCAGCAGCTGCAGCAGCGCTCTCGAAAGGTGTGCGGTAGATGCGGTAGTATTCTGCAGCAATTGCAGGAGCTGCAAGCTGGAATGTTGCACGTGCTGAATCATCAAGAGCAACTTCGTCTGTTACTACAGGAGCTGAGTAACCTTGCGCGTTTACAGCAACGATAACATAACGGCAAGAACCATCATGGCCTGCACCTGTGCCAGAAGCGTCAAAGAGTGAAGCTACAGCAGATGCAGTTGCATTAGAAGCAAATGTAGGGTCACTAGGACGGCTAGCAGCTGCACCAGCTGCAGCAGCAGGAGGAGGAAGTTGGCGGTTCAAGAAAGGAGCCGCAACAACAGGAACAGGACCCATAGGACCCATTACGTGGACGCGAGGACCAGCACCGAGTGTAAGAACACCTTGGTCACCTTGGTTTACGAGGAGCATTGCGTCATGGCGGCCGTTAGCTGCGCTGTCTGCAATGAGTTTGCTGTATTGTTTAGGATCAACAAAGATCGCGTCAGGTTTGCCAAAGCGAGGAGCACTGTGGAGTTCACCAAGGATATCATGGAGTTTGATAGCAGAGAGGCTAGCACCTGCAAGGTCTTCTTGGTTGTTAGAGAAGCCACGACCACCGAGGAGGGGATCACGTGCTGTATCAAGGTCACGCTCGATTTGTTTGATGATACCATCAAAACCGCGTGATTTAACGTCTTCGTCACCGTGGAATGACTCAACCTCAACCTTGCGGAGGAGGCTCATTGTACCACGCTCAGTCTCTTCAGCGAGAGCGTTAGGGTTGCTACCAATAATACCGACGAGAGTAGAAACGTCAGAAATTTGGCGGCGCTCTGCCATGTATTTGATTTTGACAGATTTACGCTCGTAGCTAGAAGCTGTTGAACCGAAGTCTGCAGAAGCTCCACCACCTTCAGCGATGAAGGGGTCCATGTCGAGGCCATGCTCTTTGATTACGGCATACTCATGAACTGTGTTGCTAACCTGAACTTTGGGAAGCATAGGGAAGAGGACAAGGTCACGCATTGTGTGAGTTGCACTAGCGAGAGTACCTTCGATGCTTTGAGGAACGAGTGGGCTAAAGCTTCCGTCCATAGCAGCAGGTGTTTGATAACCAACTTCGCTGTTTTTGCGAAGTGAGTCATTGAGGCGAGTAAGTTCGTTTACGTTTACGTTTTCGTTTAGACCGGGTAATTGCATTTTTATTTCTCCTAATTAAAGTTTAATGTCTGAAATGCTGACGCCGGCTTCGAGTTGGCTTACTGCCTTAAATAATTCTGCTCGGCGTGTTGCGTTAGCGTTGGGGATTTCTGTAAGTGCTTTATTGATAAGATCACCACGAGTAGGTGCTGGTGTGCTCTTTTCAATTTTTTCTTCGATAACTACTTCGTCTTTTTCTTCAACTGTTGATGTAGACTTGATAACAGGCTCGTTCTCTAAAGTCTCGACAGTCTTTTTAAGAGTTTCGTTCTCTTCTTTTGTAGCGTCGATGCTTTTCTCAATTGTTTCGACTTTTTCGTCAAATGATTTTGAAAGCGCTTCTGCTTTTTCTTCGATGTGCTTCTCAATATCTTCCTGTGTAGGGATATTAAGGTTTGCAAAAAGTTCTGTAAGTCCAGCCAATTTTGCAGAAAGCTCATCGATGTTTTTTGTTAAAACGTCAAATTTCTCAATTTGTGCTTCGATAAGTCTGTCGGCATTTTTGGCAATGGTCTCACTAACTTTATTTTCATTGTCGAGCTGCTCTTTTATTTCAGAGAGCAATGCTTCAACTTTTTCGTTATTGATTTCACTCATTGCTTAACTCCTTCGATGTTTGTTTTAAGTGAGTATTACTTGTGTCTTAATGTGTATCTAAAAGTCTTTTTTGCTGATAAATAACTTTTTAATCAAAGTATAATAAGGCATGCCGATTGCAATACAGAATCAGGGCACCTTTATTATATTTATACAGCAAAATCTCATTTTTAACATTTAACTTAAAAAAAAGTATAATTATTTTGTGTTGTATGTTAAATATTTATAGCAAACCATAAATTATGATATAAATTTAACGGCCAATATATTGATGAATCAATTGCATTATTTTTTCATCACTCAATTCAGGATATTCTCTGAGAATTCGAATGACCAAAGCTTTCATTTCTTCGTCTGATAATTCATAATCTTCAGAAGCTAATTCATCAATACTTTCATCATCGTCTTCGTCGTCTGACCCTTCTAATGATTCTTCAACAATAGGTGCTAAAGAACCTTCTTCTTTTGCAATAGGATATCCTTCTGGTTTGTCCTGTGTTCGATAGTCATTGTCTTCATCTGCTGTTGGATGAATCCCAGGACCTTCTGGAGTAGGCTCACCTTCTTCAGGTTGTGGAACAGGTTTTTCTTCTAGCATTTTTTCATATTTCTCTTTATATGACTTATATTCACGAATCATTTCTTTAGACTCTACGTCCAAATAGTGATATGCTGCCTGAAGGTAATCAAATGATTTTGCGACTTTACCTTGAATCCATTCTGGAAGATCTACATCATCAGGTAACATGTCCAATAAACTTACAAGCTTTTGTGCATATTCTGCAGCAATCTTTGCCTGTTTTAGAGTCATTGGTTTGTCATAATATTCATTGTCTTTTTTCATATCGTATCCTTTATTCAATTCTTCTTGCGGCATGTCTGCCATAATTGATTTAACTAGTTTCATTGTTGCGTCTGCATTACATGGTGAAGAAGTAATAGAAATATTAAGGACTTTTGCTCTTGTAATAATCTTAGGATTCCTAGGATCACGTGCTAAAACACTTCCTTCAATGCTAAACCCTAAAGTTCTGCCACCACCAGCAGCTTTCATTGCCTTAGCAGTTTCAATAATTTCAGCAACTTCTTTTTTCTTTGTATATAAAATACCTTTGACAGCAGTTGCTTTTTTACCATTTATAGATGTGCTATATACTTTTGATGGGTGTCCTAAAACATTTTTAGGTCCGCTTAGGTGTTCTAAATTAAAAACACCCTTTTTAAGCGCATAGCTAAAATCTAAACCGTCTTGCAAAATAATTTCGCCACTTTCATCAACAGACTCTGACGACGCAATTCCTTCTATTTCTAAAGAACCGTCATCTTCTTTTGCTTTTGTTAAGTCTAATGGTGTCCATGTGCTAAATACATCAATTTTTTTCATGGTCTATTCCTTTGTATTCTGTTATTAAGGCATCACGTAATGAAACACCTTTTTCTAACAGACATTTTAATTCAAAAAGAGCATTTCCTCCGACCAATTGATAATTGATATGTGCAGGTTTGTGCCTTCTTAAAATAATAAATGCCTTATTGAGTTGTTCTGTTGTAATACGCCTTTTAATACTTATAGACTTTGCAAGTCTTATAGCAGCGCCTGTTCCTTTTAATTTAGACTTTAATGCATTATTTGATAATTTTATCATAGCATCTTCTACTGTTATTAAATTATCATCATGCGATATGTCTGTTTTATTTTCGTTTTCTGGATGGATATTACTATTTGTTTCTTCTAAAAATTCAACAGGAGTATCTTCGGTGACAACTTTTTTTTTACTGGACTCACGCGCCTCTTGCAATAATTGCATAAATGACATATTTGTTCTCCTTTTAAAATATATATTAAGCAATAATTCTTTTTTTTAAAAATTATAAATAATGCAAACGAGATACCACTATCTGCTGTCTCTTATTAAATAGACCAGAGATATAGCTCGTTAGTGGTATAACAATGGGTGTTGGTGTGTTGTTGTCTGTCTATTGTATGCCAATTGGCAATTTCTATTTCTAGTTTTAACATGAACTGGTAAACTCCGTTACTTATTTTCTACTTCATCAATTATCTTTTCTGCCCATGCTCTGCCAGGGTCACCTCCCCAGATGAGCCATGACACATAAGATGCATGTGTCCACCATTCTGG